AATATGCGGGTTGCCTGGTTCGGGTAAGACATGGTTAGCCGAACGATTGTGCGAAGGTCACAATGATATGATACACCTTAATGCTGACTTTGTTAGAGAGGCAGTAGGTGATTGGCATTTTGATTACAATGCACGTTTAAGACAGGCCATGCGTATGCGTGGTCTTGCCTATTGTGAAGCACACTTTGGCAGAACAGCAATAGCTGACTTTGTTTGCCCTACACCGGAAACAAGGGAGATATTCAACGCAGACTATACTATATTCCTTGACACTATAGATATTTCACGTTATAATGATACAAACAAAATGTTCGTAAAGCCTGACAATGCTGACTTTACTATTAGAGAGCATTTACATGAAAATGCAGTAGATTTGATTCGTAAAAGGATAAGAAATGCAACAACGGTTGGAAAATATAATACTAAACACCCTTTTGAGTGATGAGGATTACTTTAGAAAAGTTATTCCTTTTCTCAAGACTGAATATTTTTCAGGAGAACACAAAACACTTCTTAGCAAGATAACACAACACGCTGACAAATACAACAAGGCACCAACAAGACAAGCACTTGCTATTGCTATCGAAGAAGATAGGAAAATATCAGAAGGTGAACTACCCGCACTTAGTGAGTGGTTAAAGACAGAGTATGAGAACGACTCTGATGCTGAATGGTTGTTGAATGAAACAGAAAAGTATTGTAAGGATAAGGCAATCTACAATGCTATCATGGACAGTATTCAGGTTATTGACGGCAGAGATAAGGACAGAGGTCCTGACGCTTTGCCTGATATGTTATCAAAGGCACTACAGGTAGGATTTGATAATAACGTAGGGCATGACTATATTGAAAACGCAGAACAGCGCTACGAGTTTTATCATAGACTAGAAGAAAAGATGCCTTTTGACTTGGCAATGTTCAACGAGATTACAGAAGGCGGACTTGCTAATAAAACATTGAACGTAGCACTTGCAGGCACAGGTGTGGGTAAGTCATTGTTCATGTGTCATATGGCAGGAAACGGTATTTCTCAAGGTAAGAATGTTTTGTATGTGACACTTGAGATGTCAGAAGAACGCATAGCAGAACGTATTGATGCTAATCTAATGAACTTGCCTATAGGACAGTTAAAAGATTTGTCAAAGCAAATGTTTGAAGATAGAATTGGAAAGATAAATGAAAAAATACAAGGCAGGCTTATCGTCAAAGAATACCCGACAGCCTCAGCACACGCAGGACACTTCAAAGCGCTCCTCAACGAACTCAAGCTCAAAAGAAACTTTGTACCTGATATTATATTTATTGACTATCTTAATATCTGTAGTAGTAGTAGGTACCGCTCTGGCTCCTCCGCAAACTCTTACACAATCATTAAGTCCATTGCAGAAGAGCTACGAGGCCTAGCAGTTGAGTATGATGTTCCTATAGTCACAGCAACACAGACTACAAGGAGTGGTTACAATAGCAGTGATGTTGAACTGACTGATACCTCAGAATCATTTGGTCTCCCGGCAACAGCAGACTTAATGTTTGCACTTATAAGTAATGAGGAGTTAGAGAAACTTGGTCAGATTATGGTTAAACAGTTGAAGAATAGATACTCGGATCCTACACGTAACAAACGCTTTATGATAGGTGTGGACAGAGCAAGAATGAAACTGTTTGACGTAGAAGGTGACCCACAAGAAGGGCTACAGGATGCAGGTAATGATGATACTCCTGTGTTTGACAATACAGCTGTGGCAAAGTTTGGCACATATGACGGTTTTAAATTTTGATAAACGAAAAAACATATAAGTTCCAAAGAATAGATAGGTTACACTTTCTAAGATACTGTCTACCTGATGATGACATTAGTAACTATAAGATATTGGACTACGGTGGCAATCATGGTAATCTGCTAAAAGATGGCATGGCCGAGGGTGTTATACGCCCTGAAAATTATACTTGTGTTGATGTAGACTATAAAGTATTAGAAGAAGCTAGAAAAGAAATCCCTGATGCTGAGTGGATTTATTATAACAGATTCAATCAGTGTTATAACCCAACAGGAGAGAAAATGATTACTTTTCCTTTTGAGGATAATACTTTTGATCTTGCTTATGTTTATAGTGTCCATACACATTGTAGTTATGAGGACTTTGTTTTTGATCTCAAAGAACTCAGACGGGTTGCTAAAAAAGTTTTGATTTCATATTGTGATAAAGAACTTGTTAGATGGGTTTCTATGAAACGTAGATTTGATTATACTGAAATTCACCCTGATTGGGATGATCCTGGGTCAATAGAATCTTATAGGTATTATGTTGATAATGATATATCAACTACCAATCCTGATGAAATTAAAAATGATTGTGATTATCTTGTAACGGCTTATGACACAGACTGGCTTGTATCTCAGCATCCAGAAATAACAAGAACTATTCCTACAATGGCCATGACTAATAAAATTCATGGTATAACACAACCTTTTTTAATTATAGATGAATAGAATATTTCGCCACTATATGGAACATATAGTCACTTGGCACTGCAATTTGAAATGTACGAATTGCAGCTCAGGTTCTCCATTCCAGCCTCACCGTGATGATGACCTGTCGATATTTGTACGAGATTTAAACATATTGGGAAAATATGTTAATACTCCTTTCATAAGACTAATAGGCGGGGAGCCTCTCATGCACCCGCAGATATTAGATTATCTCAGGGAAATAAAGAAGGCGGGGTATAAAGCAAACCTCTCTACAAATGGTATAATGATTCCTACTATGCCAGATGAATTTTTTGAACTTGTAGATACATTATCTGTTTCTATATATTCAAACAATAATATAAACTATGGTAAAATCGTAGACTTCCTAGATAAGAAAGATATTAGTTGGGAAAATGTTTGTGATGTAAAAAGAACCCATGAACTTAAATCAATGCAATACTTCAAGGATAATTATGGTTGGCATGAGCAGGGTAGCTTTATTGTTCTAGACAAATACGAAAAACATACAGACGAAAGAGCAAGAGAAGTTTATGATCCTTGTTTACTGAAAGATATGTGCCATTCTTTTATGAATGGTAAATACTATAAGTGCAATATTTGTATTACAAAAGGCCCACAATATGATAATATGGGAATACCTGTAGAATGGAACTTTGAAGAAGAAGATGGATTTGATTTTACAGGAGACAATGAAGAAGAAATAATGGCAGGCCTCAGGGACTTTGTTGAAGGAGAAGGCCACAAAGAAATAATGAAAGCCTGCTACTATTGTGAAGGCTACAATACATCTCGCAATGAACCACACGGACAATTCACAAAGCAGCAAGTACACGATGTTATAAATAAGAAGATACCCATAACAAATATAACATAAGGGACTTTTTATGTCAGAGGAAAAGAAACCGTTGCCTGCAGATGTGAATGGTGATGGAATTGTTGATGATGAAGAAAAGGCAATGTATATTGAATTCAAGCGAAAAGAGCTTGAAGACCAAGATGCAATGCGTGACGCACAGCGCAGTATGGCCTGGTTCTCGCTGTGGGGAATGTTACTTTATCCAGCGGCCGTAGTTTGTGCTAGTTTGGCCGGGTTAGATCAGGCGCAGGCCACATTGGGTGACATGGCACCTACTTATTTCGTAGCAGTTGCAGGTATCGTAGCAGCATTCTTTGGCGCACAGGCATTTAGCAAAAAACAATGAGCACATTTCTATTTGGTGATGATTGGAAACTAAACTTAGCGAGAAACAAACTAAGGAATGCTTTCCATGTACACAAGTTTGGCGCAAACTCAGCGCCTGCAAACGGTGTAGAAGAAACTGTTTGGGACGGCTCCACTCTGTATCCTTGGTCAACATGGGACTCAGGTGCTGACAATGTATATCTCAAATCATCATCTTCAAGCGATACTTCTCTTACAGTATTCATTCAGGGACTTGATGCAGACTACAACCTTCAGTCTGAGATAGTCACACTGGATGGCACAGACCCAGCAACCACAGCAGTCGCTTCTTCTAATACATACATTAGACTTTTCCGAATGTATAACAGCAGTAGCACACAGGAAGTCGGTAATATTTCAGCACATTATGGTTCAGGTGCAGGTACTAAGGTAGCACAGATTACAGCAGGCGAAGGCCAAACACTGATGGCCGTTTACACTATACCTGCAGGCCATGTTGGGTTACTTATGGAATGGGACTTTTCAGGTAGTGCAAATGCTGCCTTAAATGCAAGACTGCTGGTTCGTCCTTCAGGCAATGTTTTCAGAAATCAGCATAACGCAGCCACTTACGGTGGACAGTATCACAAGGATTTTACCGTTCCTCTCAGATTTACCGAAAAGTCAGATATTGATGTTAGGGTGACAGCAGCTACAGGATCCGCTACTATTGCATCTACCTTTGAGTTGGTTATAGTCGAAGATAACGAGTTTTCACAGTGGTCTCAGGGCTACTAATACCCTGACAACCCTAAGCATTACAGCCCCTTACAGACCCTTGTAGGGCTTACCTAAGTTGTTGATTTTGTTGAGTTTTTTAGGGCTTGACAAGTGAACCTATATATAGTATTATAGGCATATAAGTCATTGATTCTATTGGCAAAAAGATTTCAAAAAAAGTGAAAAAAATGCTTGACATTTCCTCAGATTCGTGTATAATATAGCATATAAACAATGAGAAAACGGTTGTGAGGACTGTATATGACTAATGTAGATTTTATGGGTTATGAGATTGTCGCTGACGGCGTTGATGCCGGTCGTTACGCTACTCCAGAAGTAGCAGCAGAGGCCTATGCAAATGAACTGCATAGCTATATCTCAGATGCGTCTAAGGACGTATGGGGTTTCCGTTATCGTGGCCCTTTCCCTACAACCTTTGCCGAGTTAGAGGCAGAGGCCCAGATCTGGGACGACCGGATCAACACAATTTTGTTTGAGGAGCAGCACGAGGAGATAGAAAACCTCAATGCCTTCATTCAATACGCTCCTGACCTGGAAACAGCCGAGCGCTGGGCCAAGGATGTAGCGTAAATGCTTGACACTGATGCCATTCGGTGTTATCATTATACAATATTATGTGCGAACTCCGAAACGCACACAAGAATATATGCTTGAAAAAGCGTATTGGCTCCCATAAAAGTGGGATTAACTTTAGTAATGAAAGGAGACATTTATGTCTAATGTTACATCTACAACCCAGAGCCAGAAGGTTCTGAACTTCCTCCGTTCTGGCCAGTCACTGTCTGCTAAGCAGGCAAGCGGTCTGTTCGGTGTTACTTCACTTGGCAAGCGTGTTAGCGAGCTTCGTTCTGAAGGTCACGCTATTTACACTAACCGCGCTAAGAACGGTACCACAGTGTATCGTCTCGGTACTCCAAGCCGCGCTATGATTGCAGCTGCTTACCGTGCTGAAGGTTCCTCAGTATTTGAGTAATCATTTTGTAATGAGGTGAACCGGTCCTACCTTGCATATGGCTAAAAGACCGAGTCCTGGGCATGACACAAAAAGGCCCACTTCTTTTAGTATTCGGAGATACAAATGGCAAATCATGTAGATAACTTCCTAAAGGTCACAGGCAATCACGCTTGTATGGCCGAATTTTCACGCATTTTTGAAGAACTATCAGACCAAGAAGGCCTGCAAAATGCTAGGTTCTTGCCTGAGTGGGATAATGAAGATTATCCTTCAAGGGATTGGATGCAAGATCACATAGGTCCTAAATGGGCTCATGTTGATTACTACGAGGAAGGAAATGATTTTGTCAGTATCACCAGTGCTTGGTGTAGTATATTTCCGTTTACAAAAAATTTAGCTCGACATCTTGAGGAATTTGACCCTAGGGTTCGTATTGAACTCACATATATAGACGAGTTTGTGAACTTTGCAGGTGCTGCAGTCTGGGCCAATAGTGATTGGGATGTTGAGGAAGAAGATCACAAATACTTTGAAAAAGAATGGTTAGATCAAGGTGGTCTTGACTTTGAGCATGAGGACTATGATTCATGGGAATATCGAGACATGGTCAACGACAAGATTGCCTATTGGGCCAATGAAATGGCCTGTTGGATGGAGAATATGGATGAATGATATTTTTGATAAAGTCGGTTTTACCTGCTCCACTTTTGACTTGCTTCACGCTGGGCATATCACAATGCTCAGAGAAGCAAAGAATCAGTGTGACTATTTGATCTGTGGTCTACAAACAGACCCTACTATTGACAGACCAAACAGTAAGAACAAACCTATTCAGTCGCTTGTAGAACGCTGGATTCAGTTGGAAGCTGTGAAGTATGTAGATAAAATTGTGGTGTATCAGACTGAAAGGGATCTTGAGGATTTACTGCTTACACTTGATTTAGATGTTCGCATTGTGGGTGAGGAATATCGAAATGTTGTGCTTACAGGCAGAGAAATCTGTGAACAGCGTGGTATAGATATATACTACAATAAGCGTGAGCATAGCTTCTCTACCACAGAGTTGAGGGAGAGAATAAATGCCGTGGGTAATAGAAACATTAAAAGAGTATCTTGAGGATTGGTATAATATGTCAGCAGATGATGTGAAAAGAAAAATTGCAAAAGTAGTTATTGCAAGTAGGACATCAATGGATCCTACTTTTAAAACTTATTGGAAGAATACAGCCAAAGTTTTGGCGACTAAATATAATGTGAACTTGTCAGAAATCGAAAAGTGTCCGGAGTATTATAATGAAACTAAAACTAGTCGCTATCACTAATGTTTACAGAAATATAGGAAGTATGGATCTACAAATGTGGCGTTGCACAGGTGCTAACGAATACATTGTAGCAAGATTTGATGAAGAACCTACTTGGAAATTAGTAGGGGAACACATAAATGGATTTATTCATTCGCTTGAAGGCAGAATATCCGAAGATACAAAAGAAGTATACGCAGGATTTGAAATTTATTCAGATGCTTCTTTAACTCACGGAGAAAACTTCCAACTCCACAATGGAGGTACTATAGATTTTCCCGCACAAGATGTGACTAAGATAGACGTATCAGAGGAAATGAATGGAATCCTCGGTACCTAGAATAACTATAGGTTACACGTATTACGAAGAGCCTGAACTACTAGAACAACAAATAAAACTATGGGAAAAATATCCTCATGAGGTTGAAATTGTTTTAGTAGATGATGGCTCCTCTCTTTTTCCCGCCAAAAAAATATTAGACAAATATAAATTGTCATTTGATCTTAAACTTTATGCGGTAGATGAAGATTTAGGATTCAACTCTCACGGTTGCAGAAATCTTATAGCAACCGTTGCCTCCTCTGATACTATACTTTTTTTAGATATAGACTGTTCATTAAATCCAAATGATGTTGCTTATATAAGGACCGTTAGTTTTAATAAAGAATCTGTATACACATTTTTCATGTATGAAACTCATTCATATACTTTTAGATTCATGGGTCATGTAAATGTTTTTATTGTAAACAAAGAAAAATTTTGGGAAGCAGGCGGCTATGATGAATCGTATACAGGATGGCATCATGGTGACCGAGAGTTTATGGAAAGACTTTTGCCTATTACAAACCAAAGAATTTTAGGCACTATTTCATGTAATGTTTGTAGGGCACAGAGAGAAATAATATTAGATGGAGACGCTACTATTACTAAGCATGATAATAGTAATCATTCTATGATAGTTCCTGCACACAAAGAAAAAACTTATGCAGAAATGAAAGGCACAGTAAAAACTAAATTAAACTTTTCCTATACTCAGGTATTATAAATACAGTTATGTTTAGATTCAAACAATACCTCACCGAGGCTACAGACGAAGATAAATTGACTCACCTTGAACACGTTGAGGACCATGCTGTCCACGGCGGGAACAAGGGTTTTGCTCATGCTTTTCATACACTAAACGGTGTGCATGATGCGCTGATGGGCAAAAAGGGTGGCACTAAGGTTACAATGAAGTATGATGGTAGCCCTTCAGTAGTATTCGGTCATCACCCTGAGACAGGTAAGTTTTTTGTAGGCACTAAGGGTACATTCAACAAAACACCTAAGATAGCGCACACTCCTGAAGATGTAGAAAAACATTACAAACATTCAGAAGGCCTGAAGCAAAAGATGCACGCTGCCTTAGAACACTTGCCCAAAATTATGCCTGACAAGGGTGTGTATCAAGCAGACATCATGCACACTCCCAATGACCTCAAACACGAAGGTCACAGAATATCACACAAGACACAGCTTATCACATATCATCACAAACCTAACTCAGAGGAAGCACGTAAGGCTATGAACTCTAAGATAGGTGTTGCTGTACACACAGCTTATGACGGTAAGACTATGCAGGATATGAAAGTCAGGCAGGCACACACACCTGAAATGAAAGACCACGAACACGTACACCAGTTTCCTATGTTTCATCAGATGGAACACGTATCGTTTACACAGGCACAACAGCAAGAATACAAACAGCACATGGCAAATGCTATGGAAGCCTACAAGAAGGCACCGAAAGAGGCATTTGACCATATTCAGGAACATGAAGCTAAACACGGCAAAAAAGGTGCAGCAGTATCAGCATATCTAAACAAAACTGTAAGAGACGGTAGCACACCCTCACACGAAGGTATGGCTGACCACTTGACAGCACACTATGCTAAGAAAGCAGCAGGTGTAAAAACTGAAGTTGCTCAACAGAGACACCTAGACGCTGGCAAGAAACACATTGCGGGACTTAATAAAGAACATCTGACACACGTATTGGGTGTTCATGGACATTTACAAAAAGCAAAGAACGTATTGACTGACGCATTTAACTCACACCACATACACGGGCATGAGTTTGATGGTGAACCTACAAACCCTGAAGGTTATGTTGTTCATCACAATGGCCGTCCTTCTAAGTTTGTGTTAAGACATGAGTTTAGCAAAATGAACTTTGCAGCAAGCGAAATGAGGAAGAAAGGTGGCTAGCGATCACATAGTATTTACATTTGGGAGAATGAATCCCCCTACTACAGGTCACAGCAAACTGATTGACGCTGTACATAATCACGCCAAAGAGAATGGACATGACCATCAAATAATTGTCAGTCATTCACAGGACAAGCATAAGAATCCTATACACGCTGACCATAAACTAGAATACTTGAATCACATTCACCCCAACACACACTTTGAGGCTTCTACAAAAGAACACCCACACTTTCTCGCACAGTTGAAAAAGTTTCATCAGCAAGGATACAAGCATGCTACTATGTTTGTAGGTTCCGATCGTGTAAAAGAAATGAAAGAACTTGCACATAAATACAACGGACCTGATGGCGACTATCACTTTGACAGTTTACATATCAAGTCAGCAGGTAAAAGAGACCCTGATGCTGAAGGTGTTGCAGGCATGAGCGGTACTAAAATGAGAGGACACGCAGGAGACAATGACTTTGATAAATTTAGAGAAGGTTTACATGGATCTGCTTCTGACCATCACGCCAAGAAGTTATTTAATGCCACCAGAAATGGAATGGGCCTTAAAGAATCAAGCATGAGAATGTCATTCAGTAAGTTTTTGTCAGAAGGTATAGTAAAAGGGTTTATAAATGAACAGAGAAGCAGTATACGAGCAATTAAAGATTGATGAAGGGGTCGAGTATGAAATCTATAATGACCACCTCGGTTATCCAACATTTGGAGTCGGTCACCTTGTCAAAGAAAGTGACCCCGAACATGGACAACCAGTTGGAACAGCAGTCAATGAAGAAAGAGTCCGTGAATGTTTCGAGGACGACCTTGACACCGCAATCAGCGAGTGTCACAATTTATACGGAGAAGGGGACTTTGGAGCCTTTCCCGATGAAGTACAGCAAGTCCTTGTTAATATGATGTTTAACATGGGTCGCCCTCGCCTCTCTGGTTTTAAAAAGTTTAACGCTGCAATTGAAGCGCGTGACTGGTTAGAGGCAGCAAAAGAAGGAAGAGACAGCCGTTGGTATAGACAAGTAACCAACAGAGCTGAAAGATTAATGGTTCGCTTGGAGCACTTAGCAAGTTTAGAAAGATGATTCAGTCTGAAGGCAACGATAGATGGGTTGCTGAATTTTTTAATTATAAAAAGAACGGTTATTTTGTTGAAGGCGGCGCTACTGTATTTAATAGCTCAGCAAAAAAACTTGAGAAAGAATTAGATTGGAATGGTATTTGTGTATCACCTAATAAAGATATGTGTGATATGCTAGATAGAAAAAATGTAGAAAATGCAGCATTGTTTTCACATGATGGCGAAGTAGACTTTTTAAGTGTCCCTCAGGGAACTTTTAAAAATACAGAAAATGGACTTGTTGACCTTTCTTATATGTCAGCAGTTTCTGGTTTAGAATACTTTGATCTGTCTGATGTGGCAACTCTACAAAAAGTAAAAAGTATTACATTAGAAACATTATTAGACAAATACAACGCACCTAAGGTTATTGATTATTTAGGTTTAGATATAGAAGGGTCTGAATACGAAGTTTTAAAGGTATTTCCCTTTGACAAATATGAAATACTTACCATGACTATAGAAAATAGTGATAAGTATCAGGACTTTATAGAGAGTAAGGGATTTATTAGAGTGGATAATCCTTATTCAAAAGTTAAAAGAGACGGATGTTATATTAATAGGATTTTTAGGAGTTAATTATGAGAGAAGATATTATAAACGCCTCACGTTTACACTTTATGTCGCACATTGAGAAGCACCGTATTAACGTAGAGAACTATCTCCGTAACGGTGTAGGCGTAGCAGAACACCCTGACATTATGGAAAGCATTGAAGCAGAATTGGCCCACATGGCCGAGTACGAAGATAAATTAGAAATGCTAGAAAAATACTTTGGAGAAGAAGATGGCTAAATTTAACAGACTGTTAGATGCCGACTTTCAACCACCAAGAACTTGGATATTGGACCTATCGTTGGCGTTTGATTCTGATGTTCTTAGTGAGGAAGAAGCGAAAGCATTGAAACTCGTTGGTGTAAAAATCAACAAGAACATGAAAATCACTGTGCCTAAAGGTTTTAAAACTGACTTGGCATCTGTGCCTCGTGCTTGTTGGTGGTTCATTGCACCGTTTGACGTAGCACGCGCAGGTGTAGTCCATGATTATATGTACTACTGTATCCGTCAGTACAGAGCAGCTACAGGCGACAAACAGGATACTTGTTTAGTAGCAGACGCTAAGGCAGCAGCGGATAAAGTATTCAAGGAAGCAATGACACTTTCAGAACACGTAGCTGGATGGAAGCAGTGGTTAGCACATAAGGCCGTGGTAGTGTTTGGTGGAGGGTCTATTCTACCGAGGGAAGAACTGTAGGTGTGGTTCTTCATTGTTCCTATACTAAGGGCCTGTGTCACCGGTGTCATAGGCTCTAGTTTCGGTAAATGGTTTAGCACAACCAAGGCAGGTATATGGTTTCAGGCTAAATTAGACGGTTTTATGCAATATCTTTCTTATAAATACGATATAGATATAGCAAAAAAAGAAGCAAAATGGGTGAAACATTATCCTAAACTTGCTATTAAGATACAAGAAATTGAAAATAGAATAATAGAACTAGAGGCAGAAAATGTTAGACTTCAAAGAGTGGCTGGACGAGGAAAAACAAAGACTCGATCCTAAATGTTGGGACGGTTATAAGAAGAAGGGCACCAAGATGAAAGGTGATACCCGTGTGAATAACTGTGTCAAAGAAGAAGAACTTGATGAGCTTAACAAACAAACGCTGAAGAACTATAGAGCTAAAGCTATAAACTCAGCAGTCAAAGCACAGAAACGTGCAGACTCAAAAGGCAATCTTCACACTTATAATGACGATAAAACTATAGCCAAGCGCACAAAGGGTGTGGGCATGGCAGACAAAAAGCTAAAAGAAGCCAAGGGTATGGAAGGCATGACCCAGAAAGGCGGTCACAAGCGTCCTACTGATAAGGGTGCAGGTCTTACACAGAAAGGTGTTGAGAAATACCGCAGACAAAACCCTGGCAGTAAACTACAAACTGCTGTCACTACACCTCCCAGCAAGTTAAAGCCTGGAAGCAAGGCAGCAAAAAGACGTAAATCATTCTGTGCAAGGTCACGTGGTTGGACAGGCGAGCGTGGTAAAGCAGCACGTAGAAGGTGGAACTGCTGATGGGAAAGATAGCATTTGTTCTTTTACTGATTATTGTTGCCGGTGGTTTCGCAGGACGTTGGTATTATAACTCCTCGCAAGAAACTATAGCACAGTTGAATCAGAACATTGCTACACTGAGAGCTAATCAGGCACAGCTTGAACAGGCCATTGCTACAAGTAACGAAACGATAGCAAGGCAACAGGCAGATGCCGAGCAGTTTGCAGAGGCAAACAACGCACTCAGGGAACAGTTGCAGGCAGCAGAATCATATTCAGATGACCTGGCAGCTAAATTAAGAAATCACAACCTGACAGTATTGACAGCACAGAGACCGGGTTTGATTGAAACAAGGGTAAATAACGCTACAGCGAGATTATTTGATGAAATGGAAATTATTACTGGTAAGCCTGCTCCTACCACTGCTGAGTAGTTGTACGAGTTTTAGCTTGTTTGGGAAGAAGGAACCTATTGTTCCTGAACCCATTGTTGTAACACAGACAGAATACTTGTACAGGGAAGTGCCTCTACAGTCAAGGCCAAAGCCTGTCACATTGTATGACATTGAGTTTTACGCTGTTACAAATGAGAACATTGAAGAATTTTTAGAAAGGTTTGAGAAGGACAATGGTGATGTTGTTTTCTTTGCCATTAGTGTTCCTGACTATGAAAACATAGCACTCAACATGGGTGAGTTGAGACGCTTCATTGAATCACAGACTGCTATTATTGTTTATTATGAAGAAAATGTAAATAAACAGCCAGAGCAAACAGATGACGAAGCAAACTAACGAATCAGAATCTTTGGGCGTAATGATTGCCCGGATGAAACAGAAACAAACAGCTAGAGATTGGAACAAAAAGTCTCAGGCTGAAAAGGTTGCTGACCTGAAAAAGAAAAGAGAAGAATTAAAGAAAAGAATGGAAGAAGGCAAGAATCATTCTTGGAAGTCTGAAGGTCACTATACAAAAGACGGTAAAGAATGGTCAGGTCCTCAGCACGCACATGACGGTCAGGTAATGACAGGTGAGAAGCACACTGCTGACAGTCAGAACCTGTATCACTTCAAAGAATTGTCACCTGAAGTGAAGAAAAAAGTTTTAGAAAAAATGAAAATGGACGAGGGTATTGTTAATACCATAATGAAATCCAAGACACTGAATAAAAAGAATTACGCAATAGCTGCTAAAGAACTTGATAAGAAAATGAAGAAGGATCCTTCAAAGACAAAGAGTGCCCACGCACATGACGTAGCAAGATACGTAAAAGGTGTTGATGCACGTAAACTTGCTGCTGAAGGTGTTAGAAAGGCAGATGATAAAGCACAAATTAGAAAAGATTTAGAAAAACATACTGCTGAGTTTTTGAAAAGAGACGGAAAAATACAACAGGTTGCATCTCAGCGCAGGAAAAGGTATAGTTTTGATTCTAAACACATTGGTTCACAAGCCGAAATTGATAGAAAAGGAACTGCCCGAAAAGGTGCAATAGGGGGTGGTCGTAATATTTCTCTAGCTGGGTCTCGTCCAGACACAGCTGCTTCTGGGGCAAACAAAAGTAAATACAGAAAAGAAAGTGTAGACATGACAGGCTGTCCTCTGTTAGAAAAACTGTCACCTTCTGACGGTATAGGCACTTACATAAAAGACTTTAAAAAGTCAGATGCCCCACAGTTTAAGGGTGCATCAGCATCCAAGCGTAGAAAGATGGCAGTTGCTGCTTACTTAGGTGCCAAGCGTAAGAAGATGGAAGAGTCAATGCAGTATGATTCTACCATGGGTGTCATGGATTGGGGTACACCTAAAGGCACACAATATATGAAAGACAATACTCCTGGTGAAAGTCAGGAAGCTTGTCACAGTTGTGAGGGTGCTGGTTGCTCTCATTGTAACTATCGCGGAACACACGATAGGAAAATAAACGTGGAGGCAAAGGAGATGAGTAAAAAGAATCCTGTTGCCAAGAATCTGAATAAATTTAACAAGCCTGCTACTCACAGAGACCGTAAAAATGATTACAGTCGAAAGGATAAGCACAAAGGTAAAATTTATGAAGAAACGGAAGCAGGCGAAACTAAAGCAGAATACAGAGCAGACAATGAAATAAATGCCCCCGAGGCAGGTATTGTTCCTCTGTCAAAAGATGACATAGCACATTTGTATGCTGAAATAGATAACATGACAGATGAGCAGATGGACGAGTATGGTTTCTGGGATGATTGTGACTGTGAAGATGATTGCGATTGTAACGATTATGAGTCTGACGTGGAGTGGGAAGACGGTCCCGGTGATGTGGAAATCACTGAAGTCTTGTCAGTCCAGGGTAGATTGAAGCGTAAATTCGCAGCACGTAAAAACAGACAGAAACTTAAAGTAGCACGTAATATTGCACTTAGGAGAGGCTCTTCACCTGACCGTTTGAAAAAACGTGCAACAAGAGGCGCACGTGCTATGGTATACAAGAGACTGCTAAAAGGCAGAAATAAAGCCACTATGCCACCAGCAGAGAAGGCACGCTTTGAAAGATTGATAGGTATGTATCAACCTTTGATTTCTAGGTTTGCACAACGTATGTTGCCTAGAATGCGTAAGATGGAAATCTCACGTATGAAAAATAGAACAGGTAAGAAACCGCAGAAGTCAAAGAAATATAGAGTAGCTAAACCAGTGGCAAGCTCACAAAAGGCGAAGAAGTTTAAAGTAAAGAAAAGATAATGTCCACACCTTTGATTATTGTTGATTATGATTTAGATATACCGACATTATTAAAAGTAGCAGAAGAAGCATACCCTACAGCTACTTTCTATAGTGATGATAGATTCCCTGATGCTGACTTTAGTTGGTGGAAAATAGGCAAATATGACCACCCCGCACTCAGAAAAATAGCTGACGATTTTGGTATAGAATACAATCCAAGATTCTATTGGCAAGAACCTCACTCATACCTCCCACCTCACACTGACAACGGAACACAATGTTCTCTTAACTTTGTGTTGTCAGATGACCCAGCACCTGTAACGATAGAAGATACAGACTATTATTACAAGGCAGCATTCCTTAACACAACCCTCATGCACTCAGTCAAAACAGGCGATAAACCAAGATTGTTGTTAAAATTTTCCATATTTAATACTCCTATAGAGGCAATAGGTTATAAATACAAGTATGGAAAAGAAAACAAAACAACGATTAGAACAGTTAGTTAGACAGGGTATAGTGCCTTCAGGTAAACTCCCTATGCTCATGCAGGCAATGAGTAGTCTGCATATGGGTAAGCAACTGTCACCTACTGAAAGAAAAGTTTTAGACAAGTATATGTTCAACATGACAGATATTATGTTGAAAGATACCACTGTTTTTAATCGTGCAAAATTACATACACAAAGAACGAAATATCAGACGGAGGAGACGACCGTGGAAATTGATGAGAATGTCCGAGTCGTAGACGGCGAGGAAGATATGGAAGTGAGGGGTAGAGAGAAAGAAGAACAGAAAGCAAAACGTCTTTCTGTTCGTAAACGTGACAAGTATAGACTTCTATCACCTGAACTTAAAAAAGAGAAAAAGAAAGCAGGCCTTGATGAGGCCGTTGTAGAACTCAACAATACCTATCAGGAAATGTTTGAAGCAACATTAGAATACTTTGAAGTATCTAATATCAGAGACTTGCCTGAAGAAAAGAAAAAAGAATTCTTTGCTACTGTAGACGAGGCTTTGGAAGAAGCTAAGATGGCTAAGAAGGACCATGACGGTGATGGTAAAGTAGAAACCAG